TCGGCTTGACTTGGAGCCTTGAGCTGTACGAACAGACAAACGCCAGACTATGGAGGCAGGGTCAGAAAAGCCAGACGGTGGTGATTAAGCACATCATCGCCGACAACACGGTCGATCTGCAGATTTACCAGGCACTAACAAACAAACACGTAACTCAGAGCGCACTGATGGACGCCGTCAGAGCCGAGCTATAGGAGTAAACAAGAATGAACGTCTTACTTGACGATGCAATCGCCGCCGGGCCAAAATCCGGAGAATTCTATCTGCTTTTAAAAAACTACGGCCTATGGTCCCGTTACTTTGGATGCAGCGGCTACGGGGCCCATAGCACCGAGACCCTGCCGACCCCAATCATTGACGACGACACCGCGATGACGGTCGAGCGCGGAGTCATTAAGCTGAAAAGAACCAGACCCAACGTCTGGCGCATTTTTAGATTGCATTATGTCGACGACTTAACCCCAGAGACCATCGCCTCCAGGATTAAGGCCGAGACCAGGACCAACCGTGAGCCAAGATACAAACGCCGTAAAAATTACTTCGAGTACAATGCAGCCATAGACTCTGCCGTAAGACACATCACCGCCAGCACGGTGCGGGATTTATTGAAAATCGCGGAGGGCTTCATATACACGGAGATCGCCGGAAGCTATAATTAAACCAAGAAACAATCAGAACATACGGAGGTGACAAGCTATGCAATACGTAGAAATCGACGGTCAGATTTATCGATCTGTACGTGAGGCTTGTCACAATTTAAGCATTAGTTATCAAAAAGTTAAGCGCCTCTGTAGACATTTCAAGCGCGCCGAAGAAAATCCACAAATCGCCATTGAATGGTGCCTGGGTAAACAGAAGTTTATACCGGCATTAGAGCCCAAAACGCATAAATACAAAGACGACGGCAAACTCATGGCCCAGAGACAACAAGCCTATAAAGATCGCTGCCAGGCGCTGATTTTAAGCCAATTTTAGCAAGTAAAGCAAAAAGGTCGTTAATGGGTCGTTATTTTGGAATATAATACAAAGTAGATAGTATGAAGAATTGTTACTTCGACAAACAATAACAAAAAATGAAATCACCTTTCAATCAAAAACCGGACCTCGCAGATGCGAGGTTTTTTATTTTCTGAGCTATGTGAGATCGAGAATGCCAACCACAAATCTGATGCTATTCATTGCCGGCGGAGCAGCCTGCGCAATAACGTCGTACTTGGTGGCAGCATTCCTTAAAAAACCAGATAGCACCAGACAGCGAATCGTATATGCCCTCATTTCCGGCGTCGGGGCCATCGCCATCTGCTGGCTGGCATCTAAATACTTTCCCGAACGCTTCGAACCCTGGGATTCCATCCCATACTCCATCCTAATCGGATTTTTTGGAATTGGACGAGTGCTGCAATGGGTAGCCAAGCGATACGGGCTCGAAGGGGTACAGACGGAGAAGATCGACAATGAGCAAGGAAAATAAAGACATTCTAAAACACCGCGCCTTGATGGTTGGTTTTTTCAGCGCAGAATTTATAGCAGCCTTCGCAGCCATAGCCTCCGGGTCAATGGCAGTCTACGGAGTTCTAGCAATAGGCGGCTGCGTGCTGCCGGTTTTAGCAGGAGCTAAATAAATGGACCTCACCGAGACAAGTAAAAAGAGACTGGGGACCGTTATCCCAGAACTACGCGAAATCATTATCGAAGCCGTCGAAAAGGCCGAGGCCCTGGGCATGACCGTACAGATTACCGAAGGACTCAGAACCATCGAGACCCAGAAGCAGTACGTCGCCTCCGGAAAATCAAAGACAATGAAAAGCTACCATTTAACCGGCCGCGCTGTCGACGTTTACGTCAACAAGGGCTGGAAGTTTGAACATTATAAGCGCTTCGCCGACATCGTAAAGGAAGTCGCCAAGCGCAAACAGAAGATCATCACCTGGGGAGGCGACTGGCCAAAGTTTCGCGACGGCCCGCATTTCCAGATTGAGCACGTTTAGTCTAAAAAAGCTCGTGGGCTCTTTGCTGTATTTCTCGCGCCACCCGCCGGAAACCCCGGATAGAAATCAGCCATCCATTGCGTCATAGTGACAACGAGAGCACGCGTCTTGCATGGCCGGCCTTCAACGCTCCCGCGCCTCTTCGGAGAATCCTAGGAAGCGCCTAAGAAAATATGCGGGTGCTATTACGGACTAGCACGTAAATTGCAGACGAAGCCCGGGTTTGACTCCCGGTGACGCAGCCAGGAGGCCTTCATGCTGAATCGCATTTATACCTCGTTGATTTGCGGCGCCCTTGGGGCCGTCGCAGCCTTCTTTCTGACCCACTCCTACTACACCGAGAAAATCCAGCGCATCTACGCCGAGATTGAGGCGGGGACCAGGACTGAGGAGGTCAAGGCAATAGAGCAGCAGCGACATGACGAGGCTTACTTCCAGACGATGCAGAACACGGAGGAGGGCCAGGCCCTGGATGCCTATGCAGCGATTCATTTCAAATTTGATTCTATTAGCAGCACTAGCACTGACCGGATGCAGCTCCAGAACAGTGACGATAGCAACTCCCCAGCACTGTCCTATACCGCCGGAGCTGCCAGCCAGGCTCCAGCAGCCTGCGACTGTCGACGGATTAGACAGACTTATAACAACCTTAAACAACAATGCGGACTACTTGCAAAAGAACGAGACGAACTCGCCGTAGACCGCAATGAGCTGATCAAGCTCTACAACCAGGTACGCGCGCACTATGGAAATGAAATTAAAGATAGAGTACAGAAAGACCGCTGAACTCTTACCCTACGCCCGAAATGCCAGGACCCATAGCGACTCCCAGGTGGCTCAGCTTGCTGCCTCAATTAAGGAGTTCGGCTTCAATAATCCTGTGGCCATTGACGGTGACGGCATGATTTTATGCGGCCACGGCCGCGTGATGGCAGCCCAGCGATTAGGCCTCGACGAAGTGCCTACAGTATGCCTGTCGCACTTGTCAGACATACAGAAAAAAGCCTATATCCTGGCCGATAACAAGCTGGCACTTAACGCGGGCTGGGACAACGATATGCTGAAGGTCGAACTTGAAGACTTGAAGTTTTCAAACTTTGACCTGGACCTCGTAGGTTTCAGCACCGAAGAGCTCGACGAGATCATGAACCAGGACGAGGAGCCCGAGGTCGAAGAAGACGACTACACTGTCGCTATTCCAGAAGAACCAAAGGCCAAACTCGGCGAAATTTACATTCTAGGTAAGCACCGACTCATGTGCGGCGACTCAACAAGCATCCAGGACGTTGAGAAGCTGATGGGTGAGCAGCAGGCAGACCTCCTGCTGACCGACCCACCATACAACGTGGACTACGAAGGCGGCACCGACAAAAAGCTGAAGATTAAGAATGACAACATGGAAGATCAAGCCTTCCGTCAATTCTTAGTTGACGTCTACAAAGCAGCAGATCACGTCATGAAGCCAGGCGCTCCATTTTACATCTGGCACGCCGATAGCGAAGGCGCAAACTTCAGAGGCGCTGCCAAGGATATGGGCTGGCAGATTCGCGAATGCCTCATCTGGGTAAAGAACAGCCTCGTACTAGGCCGCCAGGATTACCAGTGGCGCCATGAACCATGCCTCTATGGTTGGAAGGCAGGAGCAGCTCACTATTTCACCGACTCCAGAGCCGAGTCCACAGTAATCGAGGACCAGGTCAACGTCGACAAGTTATCCAAGGACGAACTAAAGACTCTCTGCAAGAAGCTGCTCGATCCAGGCATCGAGACCACCGTAATCCGCGAAAAGAAGCCTAGCATAAACGACGTTCATCCAACTATGAAGCCGGTGAAGCTCTTCGGACGCTTAGTCAAGAACAGCTCAAAACGCAACGACATCGTGCTTGATTTGTTCGGCGGCAGCGGAACCACCATCGTGGCCTGCGAGCAGCTCAACCGCAGGGCCTACCTCATGGAGCTAGACCCGGCATACGTTGATGTGATAATTGACCGCTACCAGAAGCTGACCAACGTCGAGGTCATGAGATCAGACGGCAAGCTATGGAACGAGCTATAACCCACAAAGGTGAGTAACCATGACAATCAAGAAAACACAAATCGATCCTAAGCAGGTCGAGGCGCTGGCTTCTCGTGGCCTCACCAGAGAGCAGGTCGCCCATAATCTCGGAGTCAGCAGCCGCACTCTGCAGCGTCGCGCTAACGAAGATCCCGCCTTTGAGGAGGCCTACCTTCGCGGAAAGGCCAAGGGCATAACCGAGATCGCAAACGCGCTCTTTAAAAAGGCCCAGGAGGGCAATACCACAGCGCAAATCTTCTTTCTAAAATGCAACGGCTGGAAGGAGGAGAGCTCTGTCGAAGTCAAGAATACCAGCCCGGTACAGTTCATAATTAAGAACGATCTGAAGGATTAGCCTATGCCAGAGCTTAGCCTAGATAAGCTAATCGGAAGAGGTTATAAGAAATTCTGGAACAGCAAGAAACGATTCAGAGTCGTCAAGGGATCTCGCGGCAGCAAGAAATCAGTCACCATGGCTTACTGGACCATTATCAATATGATGGCAAACCCAGAAGCAAATATGCTGGTCCTAAGACGCTACGACCGTACACTCCGCCAGTCCTGCTTCGCGGTACTGCAATGGGTGCTGCAGAAGCTAGAGGTCGCCCAGTACTGGAAGGTCACCTCCGCGCCGATGGAAATGACCTACATACCAACGGGCCAAAAGATCCTTTTTAGAGGCTTAGATGACCCACTGAAGGTAACCTCCATCGCGGTAACCCACGGCGTGCTCTGCTGGGTATGGATCGAGGAGGCGTATGAGCTCGAGGCTGAGGAGGACTTCAACAAATTAGAAATGTCCATCCGTGGCCAGGTTCCAAAGGGACTATACAAACAGTTCACTCTGACCTTCAACCCATGGTCCGAGTGCTGGCTAAAGACCCGCTTCTTTGATAACCCAGATGAAGATACGCTGGCCATAACGACCACGTACACCTGCAATGAATGGCTGGATGAAGCGGACCTCAAGGAATTCGAGAAGATGAGGGTGAACAGCCCTCGTCGTTATCGCATTGAAGGACTCGGAGACTGGGGCATTTCAGAAGGCCTCATTTATTCAAACACCGAGCGCCGCGACATCAAGCTGCAGGACTTCGTCGGCCAACGCGGCTACAACGCATTCTATGGCCTCGATTTTGGATTTACGGACCCGACCGCTTTCGTGGGTGGTTTTGTGAACTTTGAGCAGAAGGAAATCTACATCCTTATGGAGATGTACGAACCAGGGCTCACCAACCAGGATACAGCAGAACGCCTCAAGGCCAAGGGTATACGCCACGAAGTAATCAAATGCGACGCGGCCGAGCCTAAATCCATTGAGGAGCTGAGAAAAGCCGGTATCAACGCCAAGGCGGCAGCCAAGGGACCGGACTCCGTGAAGTTTGGAATTCAGAAGCTGCAGAACTTCAAGATCATTTATTCACCAGACTGCGTAAACTTTGAGCATGAGATCAAGAATTACTGCTGGGCCAAGGACCGCCAGGGCAAACAGACCGACTCGCCGGACCACGAATACTCGCACTTAATGGACGCTTTGAGATACGCAATAGTCGATCTAAAGCCAAGCGCAATCGCGAACATCCCAGAATCAAACCGCGCTGCGTTAATGCAGCCACGACACCACCGATAGGAGAACCAGGCCATGGCCGATAAAGAAAAACTAGCCTATATTGTAGGCATGGCTCTCGCTATTGGCTTCATTCTTGCCTTAAAGAAACGAGGCCTCAGCTTCGACGCTAATACCAACAATCCATACTGGATAACCACCGAGAACGGTCACCACTATCTAATCGATGAGGAGGGGACCATTCAGAGCGGGAGGTTCAAGGATCAATCGATAGGAAAGTTAAAAGATAGCTGGTCCAAGATCTCACCTAAGCTAAGAGAGCAAGAAAAAGCGTCTCAAGCTCCAAGAAATAAAAGCGATGCCTTCATGGAGTATGAATATCTTAATTTAAAAGAAAAATATGAGCCAAAGGTAAGTATGCGGACCAGGGGTTATTTATATCATAAATTCCCTCCGGTAAAGCCTAACAGCAATCAAAAGGCCGCTCAAAAAGTTACTAAGAAAAATTTAAATACAACTATTAAAGGGCTGACCGAAAAACAACAAAAAAGAATAGAAGATTTAAAACTTAATCCAGATGGGGTCACTAAATTTGAAGCTGTCCCATTGAGTTTTTATAAAAATTTAGGACTGAATCCAAACAAGTCCATCGTGTTAACGTTAAGTGCCTGCATGAGAATACTCCATGACCACCCAGAGGTT